TGGTATTCAACAAGAAGTTAAGTTGCTTCATCATCACCAAAGTACAAAAAACAAAGGCTATACCAATAAACAACTGAAATAAAATGCTATATTCACAGAAGAAGTAAAGGATTACTGGGATTTGGGGAGAATTACCGGCGACTGACACGAATTCCGATGCCTGTCCGTATAAAGTATCTGTTGCAGAATTGTTTATGGACTTAAAGAAATTACCCAACTATATACCTTAATGTACCAAACTTAAAAACAAATCAATATTGCCAATTTGCGAGGTAAAAATAAAGAGGGAGGCCTCACGGCTACCCTCTTTACATTAATTTAGATAAACAACTTTAATATAGTATTAGTTTAAGGTTTATAAGATTAGTTTCGAATCAAGCTGATTACTTCTTTAGTTCAGAATAATCTATGAAAATAGACTGCTTATATGTTCTGTATTTTTCAGCATATTCCTGTATAAGTTTTGGTCTATCTACGACTTTGCTAATTAGACAATTATACACAAAGTCTCGTTTATTGAAATCAGTGTCATTTGCAGTTTTTAACTGTTTCAACATTTCATCAGCTAAGTTGCCCATGTAGCCAAAATCTTCGTGTTTCGTAATTTGTTTAGTCTCTATGATGATTGGTTTTGCCTTCAACATAGCTGCTGTGCCTTCCCTTGGATTTTTGTACTGTTTACGAATTTTGTTGTTTGGTACCCACCATGACATTGTACCTGAATATTTGGCAGATTTAGCTAATCCCTTGTCAACAGTCATTGTTATCGTAACATCATAAGTTGTATCAAAGTGGTTATTTCCTGTTGCATTTACACGTTGTTTCTTAGTTCTTTTGAATATGCATTGACCATGATAAACTCTACATTCATTGACTGTAATATACGGCGCTGTAACAGTTATGACATCAGCTTCATTAATTGGTTCTATCCATTTAGTTTTATAAACACCCGTTGCTTGCATATTTTCAATTTCAACAGGTTTGTTTAATTCAGTTTCAAGACTTGTTAAGATATCGTCTAACTCATTTTTCACAGACTTTAGCTTAATCAGCTGATTTATAGCATTACTATGTTGGCTAGCAGTTACTCGATTGTTTTTATATAGCCTTATTGCAGTAGCATAAGCCTGTGCTATAGAATCACGTTTAGCACGTGCAATAGAATCATATTTTGCGTGAATTGGATTAGAGGGCGTTATAGGCTGAAGTCTACGCACGGCACGTTCTAAGGCGGTAGTATTTAATCTTTGTTCAAATTCGTGCTTAGGACTGTTAATTGATATACTAATAACATTATTTCCTTTCTCTATATTATACGGTGCCATAAGTGCTAGTATGCTATCTACTTGCTGATTTGCACGTTCTGTCTCTGCGATATATCGTTGTATATCATTTTCTGTAAGACATGTATCTAACATATTAATGTCTATTCGCAAGCGCCTTATAACATTGTCGTAATGTCGTTTTTGTTCAACTGTTATAGTTTCATCTCGTTCTCGTTGTCTTGCATATTTCTTGGCATCCTTAAAAAAGCCACCGAATTGTGCAGATACAGTTGCAGACATTAGCAACATCGCTAGTACAATTTGTAATGTTTTCACGTTCTTTGATTTGTTGGTCTTCCTAGTCTCAACAGAAGGGTATTAAATAGAAGAAGCGTGAGACTATTAGACTTATACCTAATGTCGGTTCTGGACTACCTCTGTATTGAATATAAGTACAAACAGCTCACGCCCTTGACCGTATATCAACACACGAGTGTGCGGTATACAAACCAAAGGGAGAACGTTTTGACTATTTCCTCAATACAGTTGAATTGTCCAGATTCACATTAGAGAAAAAGCACTAAACGCTTCCTAAATAATTAAGACGTCCCAAAGGACGCTACAAATATACTACAAATTTCTTTAATTGTATATGTTATACTTCAGATTTGCGTGTTTAAGTCTTTTGTTTATCTTAGGCATAAATTCCATAAACCTTTGCATGTCAGTTAATGTTCTAGTGTTGTATCTATAGGCGAACTCATTACAGTACATTTGTAAGTACTTAGGACTGACTACATGATAGATTCCTTTTATGCCACGCTTTAGATGTGACCAAAAGCCCTCTATACCGTTAGTATGGAAGCCGTCCTTTGCGTAAAGTCCTTTACTATGTTCTATAATGACACGTGTATAAAGATGCGATAGACCGTTATAGCCTGCCCAACCATCGGTTACCAATGTTGAGCCTTCCTCAATCAGTCCAAATACTAATAGATGCAATGTTTTCTGACTTGCATCGTAGGTAACGACCGGATAGACCCTATCTTCTGTTAGTACACCTACCACAGGAGTTTTCTCTTTAAGGCTTCTTCCTTGTGTACCTTTGTTCCATTTGTTCTTATTTTTGCCACCGACATAGGTTTCATCCATTTGAACTATACCACGGAATTTCTCAATTTCATCTTTGTACATATTATGTCTTATTTTAGTCAGCATAAACCACGCTGTCTTTTGAGTGACATTTATGTCTCTTGATAATTGTAGGCTACTGATACCTTTCTTATGAGATAGGAAGATGTAAATAGCATAGAACCATTTCTCCAAAGGTATTTTGCTACCTTCAAACATTGTACCGACAGTTACAGTAAACCGTTTCTTACAATGCCTGCATTTGTAGAGCCCATCGAACTCTCCCTTGTTCTTTAATTTGTAGTGATGTTCAGATTTGTGTTTACAATGAGGACATACCGGTACGCCTTGCCACCTATATTGTTCTAAGAACTCTCTACATGAATTTTTATCATGTAGGGTGCTCATTAGCTCTATAAGTGACTTTATCTCTCGCATACCCGTTTTAAGTTTTTGACGGGTAATACTGAACCGATGTGTTCATATTTGTTATATTTTGTATTTAAATATAACAAATTTAATTAACGCATTAAAAATCAGATAGTTAAATAATTTCCTATCAGAATTTAAATGATGTTAAGTATAACTAATTGGTTCTATATGCAGATAAATTTACTAAAAAATAGCAATATGAAAATAGATGTAAGACAAAAATCCGATAATACTGAAACTGATACAGTATTATCGGATAAGTTTAATAAACGACGCGAACAATTACGGTATGAAACCTATGAACATTTAGTTGCTACTGGTTTCTTTACTGGTACATACGAAGAATATAAAGAACGAACTAAATTAGGATTAATTGGCCCTACGCAAACATTCTAGTAAGTTCTTGCGCGAGTTTTTTATCAATACTAGGACACAGCCTATGTAACATATCAGCAGTTATCAATGATAAATTCGGTTCTAATGTTCTTGCCTTTAATATTATCATGTCATCATACTTCAATAAGCGCTTAACATTATGATATGCTAATTTATATGGTTCTAAGTCTATAACAGAGTCATCGTTAATACCATTATAGTTCATAGAAAAATATGTTGCTAGTCCTTCCTCTAAAACAGTAGTACTACCGTATTTATTTGGTTCTAAACAATGTATAGTTTCATGTGCTAATTGAAACAATGCCTTGTCCATATCATTTATACAATCTTCTGTTAATTGAATGATAATATGCCTGCAATCTCCTGGAAACCAGATTTGTGGTTGTTTTATATCTGCTAATTCGATACCAAGTATTGTATAGTCTTTATTTCTTTGACCAAATGAGCGTTCGGCTTCATGTAACATAGGACCTAGTTGTGAAACTATTGTAAATGTATATCCATCTTTTGATGGTAATAGCTCGCAAGAAAAAATATTATCGTGTAGCATATTTGTTAGATATTAGTTGCTAACAAATATACAAATGATTTAGTTACCTTGTATCTTAAACATGTTATTGTTATAAGAACTTTAACATTTTGACTTTGGTACATTAAGGTATATAGTTGGGAGAAATTATTCCCGGAAGAGTATATTCATTTCGAAATGCCTACATCCGATTTATATTTATATGCAGACCGGGCACAGATAGAGCAAGTGCTTATCAACTTGTTAAAAAATGCCCGCGAAACGTGCGAGCGGAGAACGGATAAAAACATTGAGATAAAGTTTTTTTCTAAAGGCAACCCAACATTCACAATATCTGATAATGGTGAGGGAATTTTGCCAGATGTTCTGGATAAGATTTTCGTTCCTTTCTTTACTACCAAAACATCCAGTTCAGGCATCGGATTGAGCCTGTGCAAACAGATCATGACTTTACATGACGGAAGTATTAACGTAAAATCAGAAATAGGGAAAGGAAGTTGCTTTATTCTTACTTTCCCTAAATAAAAATCACTGAAAGCCTCCCGAATCCTTTAATACAATGATTAGTCTGGGTAGTAGAGGAATTACTTATCCTCTACTACCCAAACTATTTGTATCAGGATTTAACTCCTTAACAGCCTCTTTGACCGCTTTATTAGTTGGCTTACGATATGCTTCCGCTTGTTGAACGGGGACAATCTCATTCACCATTCTTTCATATCCTTTTTGCTCTAACAAGTGCACTTCTTTTTCACCTGTTATTTATAAAACAGAAAACATCGAAAGATAGTTCATACTCACAGATAATTTATGTACGGGGCAACTGCTCCCCAATATACTACTATAGGCTTGTTCATTCCGGTACGGATTTGAGCTTAAACTTACATAGTGAAAAAAATATCTATCATGCTATCATTTATTTTTATATCATACTAATTATCAGCGAAATAAATATGATAGATATATTTCTAAAAGGCATCTCTCATACTTATACCACCAAAAACAGGGTATCTCTCATCAATAAAATAGTCGAATAAAGGTCGGACAGGCGTAAGATGGTTTGTTTTTGTTGCAATGAATCCGTATAAATCCGACCTGTATGGCTTAATAATCCCACTTTAATAGCGATAAGTTTATAGCCCACATATGTGTGACGAACAGTCTACATACGTGGGCTGTACAGTTTACAGGTGCGGGCTGTACAGCCTACATATGTAGGCTATAAAAAGATTACCGTTTCCAATGGATTATTAAGCTGCCAAATACAGGTTATCATCCTATAAAGTGAATATCCTTGTGGCTTCATATGGGTGTTTTTCCCTGATTCTACACTAAAACGGATGCAGTAGTGGTATGATAGATACCCGTTTTTTGCGACAGAAACATGATAGATACCTGTTTGAAAAATTATCTATCATACTTATTCTTCTGATAATTAAAACAATATAAAAATAAATGATAGTATGATAGATATTTTTTTCATTATGTAGTATTTAAGTTTAAATCGTACAATTATCATTCAGCTCATTTCTGTACTGGAAATGAAACAAACTTTTGAGGTGGTTGCCTTGATTTATGTACACCTTAATTCTATAATATATAAATTAACTCCTATATTTGTACTTTTATTCAACTTATCCTCTTTATAAATTATGAAAGAAAACAAATATAATAATAGCCATTTCTTCAGTCAATATTCTCAAATGTCCCGTTCGGTAGAGGGCTTGAAAGGAGCCGGAGAATGGCATGTATTGCAGAAAATGCTCCCTGATTTTGCTGGGAAAAGAGTTTTGGACTTAGGCTGTGGATTCGGCTGGCATTGCGCCTATGCAATAGAGCACGGAGCAACACACGCTACCGGAATTGATATTTCGGAGAAAATGCTCGAAGAAGCTCGGAAAAGAAACCCTTCTCCACTCATTGAATACCAATGTATGGCTATCGAAGATTTTGATTTCCAGCCAGATTCTTATGATATTGTCATCAGCTCGCTAACCTTCCATTATCTCGAATCCTTTACGGATATATGCCGAAAAATCAATAACAGCCTGACTCCGGGAGGCACTTTCGTCTTCTCCGTAGAACACCCGATATTTACGGCCTATGGCAATCAGGATTGGCATTACGACCAGGACGGGAAGCCTATTCATTGGCCGGTAGATCGTTATTTTACGGAAGGCAGACGCACAGCAGTCTTCCTGGGCGAAGAGGTTATCAAATACCACAAGACGCTGACTACGTATATAAACGGACTCCTTCAAACCGGATTTGAAATATGCGAACTTATAGAGCCACAACCGGACGAAAGATTGCTGGATACCATCCCGGGAATGAAAGATGAATTACGGCGTCCGATGATGCTTTTGATCTCTGCCAAGAAAAAAAGTAAAGACGCAAAGCTATGAGATTCAAGGCATTGAAAAATAATAGATAAAAAACATTCGTTTAGCTATTGTTAATTAAAAAATACTCCCTATCTTTGCACCGCTTTTGAAAAGAACAACCCTTCAAAAAAGTAGCGGGGTGTAGCGCAGTCCGGTTAGCGCACCTGCTTTGGGAGCAGGGGGTCGTGGGTTCGAATCCCGCTACCCCGACTACAAAAAAGAGGGTTATTAAGTTCAAAGTTTTTCGGGGTGTAGCGCAGTCCGGTTAGCGCACCTGCTTTGGGAGCAGGGGGTCGTGGGTTCGAATCCCGCTACCCCGACGAAAAATTCAAGTCAAGAAAAATTGAATGGTGTTGAGCTGATACAGTTTGTATCGGCTTTTTTCGTTTATGTAAATTAGACACAATTATACCCCGTTTTGGGGCAAATAAAGAGGCTATTTCTTTGAACTATCTTTGAACAAGTTTCTCTATTTACATTCGTTTAGGGGAAATTAAAGTAATTTCCTATCAAATAACCCCGATTCAAGCTGTTTAATGCATTTTTTAACCTTTAAAAAACATTAAAACAGTATATGGCAACATTTAAAGCAGTTGTTTTCCAAACTGGAAGACACATAAAACTAGATGGAACATCTAATATAAAGATTAGAATATATCATAATAGAGAGTCACAGTATATATCTACCGCTTATTATATCCGCCCTGAAAACATGGACGAATCCGGAAGAATCTTATCGGGAGTGACAAACGGAGAAATGATAGAATACGAAATAAATGCGTATATCCAGAAGATCCGGAGAGAATATTTAAAATTGGGGCAAGATAGAACACAATTCATGTCTTGCATGGATCTCAAGGAGGAAATAGAAAAATCTCTCGCTCCTGATGCTGAATTTATAGACTTCGTAGAATTCGCTCAAAACATAGTAATTCAGACGAAAAAGAAGAAAACAGCCGAATGGTACAGCTCTTCTATCGATACTCTATGCTGGTACACGAAAAGGAAAAAGATAGATATTAAGTTAATCACCTCATTCCTACTAAATAAGATGATAAAAGACCTGTATCAATCAGGCCCAGCAGGTATTCCGCTAGAACCTGGCACAATAAGCCATTATCTTAGAGGCTTAAGAGCATTATACAACAAAGCCAAACTCTATTATAACAACGAGGACTTCGATATCATAAGAATACCTGGTGATCCGTTTAAAAAGGCAGAGATTCCAGAGTATCGAAGAAAAAGAAAGAATATAGACATCAATACCTTATTAAGAATTCGAGATTTCCAGTCCGATAAAAGACGAACTAATATGGCACGAGACGTATTTATGATGATGTTTTACATGATGGGGGTCAACATCAACGACCTTTATAGTATTTCGTGCGAACGTCGCGGAAGATTAGAGTACACACGTTCAAAGACGAATACGGATAAAAATCACGAACAGGTACCACTTTCCGTAAAGATCGAACCGGAACTTCGCACACTTCTTGATAAATATACAGAAGGGTATTTCCTCTCCTACTTTCATACTAACTATTGCAGCTTGAACAATTTCATGCGTGCAATCAATAGTGGGCTGAAAGACATTTGCTTGAATTTAGAGATTGATTTTAAAGTTACTACTAATTGGGCGCGCCACACATGGGCTAGTTTAGCAAGAAATAAAGCCGGAGTACCAAAAGCTGACATCGACTTCTGTCTTGGCCATGTGAACAATGACTATAAAATGGCTGATATTTACATTGATATAGATTATAGTATTTGCGACAAGGCAAATCGGGCTGTATTGGATTTATTGCAAAAAAAAGAAGAAAAAAAAGACTGAAACGTTTGCAAATACAAAAACTCTCTATATATTTGCAAACATAATGGTGTTGAGCTGGATAAAACAATGATTTTATCCGGCTTTTGTTGTTCCTATACAATTTAATAGCTTTTAATTACTGAAACCTATCTCCTCTTTATGTTATGCGCCAAAAAACAATGACGCATGGAAATTACAGTATCAAAAACAGCTTTATCAGATAAGCTAAAATCAGTCGGGCGAATTATACAGCCTAAAAACTCATTACCTGCCTATGATAACTTTTTGTTTGTTATAGATGAATTTGGAGTCATTCTAGTAACCGCAGGTGAAGAAGGTGGACGCATCTCTACAAACATAGATGGTACCGCAGACTTCACCAATTACACTTTCATGGCTAATGCAAAAACATTACTTGACGGACTAAAAGAGATTCCCGAACAACCTTTGATTATATCCATTCTTGAAAAGGAATTGATTGTCAAGTATGCAAACGGTAAGTTCTCAATACCTATTGAGAAAGGAGATCAATACCCATCTATGAGTACGGATGATACCGCCAGCCCATTTCTTGTATCAGGCAATGATTTATTATACGGAATAAGGCAAGTTTTGATCTGTAGTGCCAATGATGAACTCCGTCCGGTACTGAATGGTATCTATTTTGATATCGGTTTAGATTCAATGTCATTTGTCGCAACAGATGGTACCCGCCTAGCAATGATTGAGAATCCATCCGCTTATACGCGCAAGGAACGGGCGGCCTTTATCCTGCCGAGCAAGTTTGCTAAAGTACTTTCTAACATTGTTCCGGAAGATTGCATGGAAGTAGAGATATCGGTAAATCAGACTAATATTTTATTTGAGTTTGATTCATACCGGTTAATCTGCCGTATGATCGAAGGCCGGTATCCTAACTATCGCGCTGTTATTCCTCAAAAGCAACCAAATCGTGCTGTATTAAAGAAAGCTGATATTGTGTCAGCTTTAAAGCGCGTATCTGTCTTCTGTGATGAAAGTTCGTCTTTGGTAGTCCTCAAGTTCGATTCTGACTCTCTTAAAATTGCAGCTCATGATTTAGATTTTTCTAAGTCTGCAGAAGAAACGATTATCCTGCAGTCAGGCTGTAATATTGAAATCGGCTTTAGAAGTAGCTTCTTGATTGAAATGATGAATAACATTCCTTCGGAAGATATTGCCATCACTATGAGCGATCCATCGCAAGCTTCACTTCTTACCCGCTGCGACGAAGAAGTAAAAAGCTTAACCTATCTATTAATGCCTTTATCAATTAATAATTAAAGTCATGGGAAAAGAGAACCAATCATTTAAACAGGTTATTCAATCTTATTTAGAGCAACGTGCAAAGAGAGATTCCCTCTTTGCCACCTCTTTTGCGAAGCAAAATAAGAATATAGATGAATGTTGCAATTACATTATAGGTGAAGCTAAAAAACGCGGTGGGAACGCTGTATTCATGTCTGACGATGAAGTATTCGGGCTTGCAGTTCATTACTACGATGAAGATGATATCAAAGTTAGTAAGCAAACCAATTATAAGGTATCAGCTGGAAATGTGATAAAAGAAGCATCTACAGAACAACCAGAAATTAAAAAGCCTGCTTCTGCCCCTAATAAGCGTAAAGGGATGAAAAAGCAAATACCTTCCGGACAATTTTTATTATTTGAAGACTTATGAAGCCAAGAACGAAATTACAGCTTAGAGTAGCAGGTTTAAGTAGCCAGCTACCTAATATTGAGAATATGATGATTGACTGGGCTAAAAGCGATTGTTTAAAACATATAGGATATGCAACCAAGACACGCGTTATATGTATGGAATGCGGGCAGCGCTTCTCTCCGGAACCTGTAAAGCGTAAGCGTGCTATTTGTCCTCATTGTGGTGCATCCTTGAAGATAGAACAGTCAAGGAAGCGTACAGACAAACAATCGATGTTTATTGCCAAAGCGGAAATTTGTGAAGAATTCCAAGTTATCCGAAGCTTTGAATTGATTGCTTACTATCAGGCAGAAGCGAATCCTCGTTATTTTATTCGTGAGATACTGCAACATTGGATAAAAGATGATGGCAACCGGGAGGTAGTAGCTCGTGCTAACAATACGGGATATTGTGGATGGTGTGGAGATTTGGAGATACGTAATAAAGTTGTTGGATCATATTATTACAGTTGTAGTAATGATGTTTATTGTGAACGCTATCATCCAGCCTCCGTCTTTAGACCTAAGTATATTCAAATGGGTATAGATTGTAAATTACGCGGTATGTCATTTCTTACTGCCACCATTACAATTCCCCATTTTCCCAAGGCTGAAACACTTCTAAAGGCAAGACGTTATGAATTAATAGATTATTTCGAGGGACACCGTTACAAGATTGATATGTATTGGCCGTCTATTAAAATTTGCCTTCGAAATAAATATCGGATTAAGGATGTTTCCATGTGGTTTGATTATCTGAAACTACTTGAACATTATCGTAAGGATCTGCATAACGCCCATTACGTTTGTCCTAAGAATCTAAAAAAAGCCCATGACTTGTATGTGGCGAGAAAGAAACGTGATGATGAAAAAGAACGCAAGGCTAAAGAAATGCAACAATTGCTTAAACTCAAGAAGGATGCAGAGAATTATATCAAAGAAAAATCGAAGTTCTTTGACCTAAAAATGTCTGATGGTAAAATAGTCGTAGTACCGCTCAAAAGTCTTGAAGAGTTTCAACAAGAAGGTGAAATCATGCACCATTGCGTCTTTACAAATAAATATTATAAAGAAAAGGATTCACTCATTCTTTCTGCTCGAATCGGCAAGAAACATATTGAGACCGTAGAGGTCAATTTAAAGACATTCAGTATTGTTCAGTCCCGTGGAGCCTGCAATAGTAATACCGAGTACCATAACCGTATTATCGGACTCGTGAAAAAGAATATGAACTTAATACGTCAGAAACTGACGGCATAGCATACAATGACCTATATAGATTATATAAACCAATTTTGGAAGATGAATCGAAGTGTAGAATTCAGCCCGAACGAAGTCTTTTTGTACTTCTATCTCTTGAATGAGTGCAATATTCGGGGTTGGCAGAATCCGTTTGAGCATCCCAACAAGACTATCGTCCTCGCAACCGGTATATCAGAGAAAACCGTCATTGAAGTTAGGAACAGATTGCAGCAAAAAGGTTTAATAACCTTCGAATCGGGTAAGAAGAATGCGAAATCGCCAGTTTATTACTTACTTGACGAAAGTAAAACGGTAAGTAAAGAGGTAAGTAAAAGAGTAAGTAAAAGAGTAAGTAAAACGGTAAACATTAATAATAAGACTAAAGACAATAAGACTATAACTCTCTCACGCGCATGCGTGGGAGAGCTGTTTCCGGAAGATAGTTTTTTCGATAAGTCTTTAGAAGAATGCTATCAGGAACTGAAATCTAATCAGTCATGGGCGGAAACTGTAACGATGAATACTCGTTCTTCCGGTTATGATGAATTTACGATAGAAGCCTTTTACGAGTGTTTGAAGCAATTCTTTATGAAACTACAAAATGAGGGTGAAACGACAAAGTCGCCAAAAGGCGCGATGTCTCACTTTGCCCGATGGTTGAAATTAGAACTAAGCAACAAAAAAGATGGAAAAAGTAAGAGAACAGATACAGATTCAGAAACAAAAATTAAAGTGCGGACCATCAAGCTATGACCCGATTGCTTTTAAGAATTCGATGAATTTGTTCCGAAGATGTTGTTTATATGTATGCCCAAATTTTTGCGTTGACGATCGAAATCGCGAAATCATGAATGAGATTTTTTTATATCTCATCGGAGGGTCGAACGTTTTAGACCGCAGCAAAGGATTGTGGCTATATGGTTCTGTAGGAACCGGAAAATCCTGCATATTGAAAATCATACAGATGTATGACAGGTATAGCAACGGAAAAGACAAAACAGGATATTACCTACAGGGAGGATTCCCGATAGAGGCAGCAGCTTTCGTAGCTAACCAGTATTGCAAGAAAGGCATTGACGGAATCTTAAGTTATGACGGTTCAAATGGAATAGCGTTAGGTCTGGATGAAGTCGGACGAGAGCCTAAGGTAAAGCATTACGGGACAGAGATGGATGTGATACAGTACATACTTCAAATGAGATACGACAACAGGAGAAGTTGTACAACATTCGTGACTACTAATTTATTTCCGGAAGAGATTCATTTAAAATATGGGGAATATATTGCCGATCGAGTTAACGAAATGTTTAATGTTGTGGAAATCGGAGGTAAAAGTCGAAGATAATTGTATCTTTGAAAACTATTATAAAAAAACAAAAAACCATGAAAGAAAAAAAACAGCAAAAAGAAGATGATAATCAATTTAACATGAACCTTCTTTACGCACCTGAATTAGAAAAAGCTGTATTGGGTACATTAATGACTGACAAAAAGGCTTATGCGTTAATAAGTGATATTCTTCGTCCAGAATCTTTTTACGAATATCGACATCAACTGATATATGCTGCAATAATTACCCTCGCGGTCAATCAAATGCCGATAGATATTCTAACTGTAAAGGAGCAACTTAGCAAACGAGGCGAATTAGATAAAATTGGAGGACCAGCTTATATAACTCACTTGAGTAGCAAAGTAGCATCATCGTCTCAAACGCAGTATCACGCCCGAATCATTGCACAAAAGTATATATCCCGCCAATTACTTGCACTTGCAACAGATATTCGCTTAAAAGTATTCGATGAAACCCAAGATGTAGAAGATTTAATTTCGGAAATCAGAGGAAAGCTGACTGATATATCCTCATTAAATACGGAACATGATTGTATTCAGATTAACCCCGTGATTGATGAAGTCTATAAACTAATTCAGAAGGCAGCTACACGAACTGATGGACTAAGTGGTTTGGAAAGTGGATTCACTAGATTGGATAAAATGACATGTGGCTGGCAGAATGGTGATTTGATTACTATAGGAGCACGTCCTGCAATGGGGAAAACAGCATTTATTATATCTATGCTAAGAAATATGGCGGTCAACTTCAGAATTCCAGTCGCTTTGTTTTCTCTTGAAATGAGCAATGTGCAGTTAGTCAATCGTCTTATCACCAATGTCTGCGAAATTCCAAGTGAGAAAATCAAGAGCGGACAGCTTGCCTGTTATGAGTGGCAGCAATTGGACTATAAACTAAAAGATTTGCAAGACGCTCCTCTTTATGTAGATGACTCACCACTTATGAAAATGGATATTTTGTGTAATAAGGCACATTATTTAGTAAAAGAAAAGGGTGTTAAGTTGATTGCTATCGACTATGTTCAATTGTTATATAATGACATCAAATATACAGAGAATAGATATTCGGAAATAAATTACTTCACAAGAAGATTAAAATCTTTAGCAAAAGAGCTGAATATTCCTATTATTATTACATCGCAATTGAATCGGGCAATTGAATCTCGTGAAGGGATTGATGCTAAACGTCCTCAGTTAATAGATTTACGTGATAGTGGTACATTATGCGATGATTCTGATATGGTTCTTTTTTTACATCGGCCAGAATATTATAAGATTTTTCAAGATGATCGAGGAAACGATATGCGAGGTATGGCAGAAGTAATTATTGCTAAGCATCGTAACGGTGCACTAGGTGAAATATTATTGCGATTCAAAGGCGAATTCTGTCGCTTTTCAAATCCAGAGGAAGACATATGTATTCCCATGCCTGGTGAACCCATCGGTACGAAACTTGGTTCTTCTTCAATCTCTAAAACCAAAGTGCCATTCTCTATAGATAATCAAATTAAAGATGATGGTCCATTACCTTTTTAAAATATTCGCTGAATTAATTTTCTCTTCAATATTTTTTCTATCTTTGTAAAAGAATGGTGTTGCGCCGGATTTTGAAGAAAAAATCCGGCATTTGTTATTTGTAAGTTACTGAAACACTAAAGTATTCTCTTTGCTATGTCATACTTAATTTAAAAAATTAAAATTATGGCAAGTGAAGCAGTAAATAATTACATAACTAAACGCTACGAACGCTGGCTTGATTACTCTTTGTATCATTGTGGGCTTGCT